CGAACTACGTGTACTTGGACACCGAAGAGCGTCGCCGATTCGCGCAAAAGGGTCACGAGTACCTCATCGAGCAAGTGCAACACACTGGCTCCGACACCGTCACTGCGGGCTCCACCTCCAACAAGCGTCTCAGCTACAACCACCCAGTCAAGGAATTGGTGTGGTGCTTCAACGACCCAGCGGCGGCGAACGTTGCCACCTCCTTGTGGAACTTCACCTCCGAACCAGCGGCGGCTGACATCGTCCTTGAATGCGATGCCCGCGCGGGTACCGCCGCCAACTGCTATGTGCCAATCGGCCAAGCGGGTGGTGTCCCACTCTACAACGCCGATGCGTCCACTTCCGACTTCGACGAAGAGCGCGTTGGTCCAATGACTGATTTCAAGTTGGTCCTCAACGGTCAAGACCGATTCAAGGCCCAAAAGGGTAAGTACTTCAACCAAGTGCAACCATACAACCACCACAGTGGTAACCCATACGCGGGTGTGTACTCGTACTCCTTCGCCCTCAAGCCAGAAGAACACCAACCAACTGGTACTTGCAACTTCTCCCGCATCGACAACGCGCAAGTCGCGGTCACTCTCCCAGCGGCGGTTGCCTCCACCACCATGCACATGTTCGCGGTCAACTACAACGTCCTCCGCATCCAATCCGGTATGGGCGGTCTTGCGTTCTCCAACTAGGCTAATTACGGCTTAAGTATGTGATCTCGTCTCGTTTCTCGTAATAAAAAAATTAAGTTTAAAAATTGGTAATAATCACAATTTTTAAATCTAGTATGATAGTAAAATGGGTGTTAATGTTACAGAAGAACTTGTATTGGGATCTGGTGTCTCAGTGAACAGTTATTATGTGTCTATAAATACAAATGAAATCAGAATTCAAAAGGATATCAGAGAAAACCGTGAACGTGTGTATGATGCGGAGACCGATACACACACGGATAGTGTTACAACTACAACTAAATACACAGCGCAAGCTGGTTTTACAATGTGGATTTCAAAGGAAGCCAAGGAGTCTGGTAAATCTTCCATAGGACGGAAGCATGTCGCCATCGAACAGGACACACCAATAACTGGAAATATTTATGATGTTTTGTACGCTGAATTAAAAACTCAACTTCCAAACTCTACAGATGTATAAAAAATATTTTTATATAATAAATGGCTGAAAAGCAAACCAAGCAACAACAAATGGGAATCTGGATTCCAGTGTCAATCCTCGTGGTGGGTATTCTCGCAACCTTTTTCACAATTTCACGCAATGGTCGTAATGGATATTTCAAACTTAAATAAATGACACATGTAATAACAAATGCGGGACATTTACACGGATGGTAGTTGCCTCGGCAACCCCGGTCCAGGTGGGTGGGGTGTTGTTGGCCCAGGATTGAGAATCTCTGGGGGACAAGACAACACTACAAACAACGCTATGGAAATGACTGCAGTCGTTAAGGCACTTCAACAGTGTCTCGCACGCGACATTCTTGAGATAAGGCTATTTACCGATAGTAACTATGTCAAGAATGGTATAACTTCATGGATTAAAAACTGGAAAAGGAATGGGTGGCGTACAGCTGCGGGTACACCCGTTAAGAATAAAGAACTGTGGATTGAAATTGATACACTCTCTCAAAAAATGAAGTCTGTAGAGTGGCGTTGGGTCAAGGCGCACAATGGAGACCCACAGAATGAACTGGTAGACTCTCTCGCGTATCAGGAGGCGACAGAGATTAAAAATGCCCGCGTAAAATAATGGAAGCACACGAGGAGACTCACCCATGGTGTGAGAAGCAGGAGAGGCTTCTTAAATCGTGGGCAGAGAGAGCTGCAGGATATCGCTGGTTGCACAACCACGCAAGGCTCCACTATAAAAAGCAAAATGATTACCTCTCCTACCCAAGTATAGTCATCGCAAGTATCACGGGTGTTGGTGGTTTCGCTGTACTTAATCCAAGTGGAAATGAGAGTATTTCATCCGAGACAAGGGCTAAAATCATGATCGTTCAATATATGTTTGCATTCCTCAATGTACTTGGTGGAATTCTTACGAGTATAGGTAAGTTTAGTCAAAGTCTCAGTCTTTCAGAATTACACTCATCTATGTGTGTTCAATATTCAAAGTATTATAGGAATATTGATATGGAACTTTCACTAGACCCACAAGATAGAACATGTGTTATTGAGTTTGTCAAGAAGTGTCGTGAGGAATATGATAGGCTTCTCGATGAGGCCCCTGACATCCCTGCGATATCTATACAAGCCTTTAATTTAGAGTTCCCCGAACGCACAAATAAACCAGATGTGTGTAATGGACTTAGTATCATCGTGAGTGATGAAACGTCGTCGCAACTCGGTTCTAATCGCGCCGTCACGAGGTGGTTGGGTGCGTTCAAGGCTGTCACACGTAAAAGTAAGGATGGAACTAGTATAGATGATTTAGCGAGAATGGAGAGTGTTTAAAGAATAAAGAACTATGTAATCATATGGACGAATATATTTTAGAAATACCTAATTTCATACCAAACGATATATGCGAATCAATCGTGCGACGATTTGAGGCAGACCCTCGAAAGAAGCATGGGTACTATTACTATACCGCAAATGGAGTTGTAGTCGAGCGAGATAAACTCAATACAGAATTGTCTCTTGGAGGTACAGAGGGATGGGTGGACATCGATACCCTTTTTCATAACTACGCCATAAAAGCCTATAATGAATATATGACCCGGCTACAGACTAACTTTGCACACTATAACACAGATAATCACGTGTACGATAGAGAACTTGATAATAAAAGTATATACTTTACAGGATTTCCCTTACAACGGATAGAAAAGGGAAATTTCTATGCGTGGCATCACGATGGAGATCCCAAGAAATCATACTTTTTACAAGTACTCTTTTATATGAATACATTGGAAGAAGATGAAGGTGGTTGTACCGAGTTTATACATGGGAGAAAAGTCAGACCTGAAACTGGTAAAATGTTAATCTACCCTTGTTCGTGGGTATTTCCACACACTGGTAATGAAGTAAAGGGTGGCCCCAAGTATATATGCACAACGACAATTGGTCTTAATTAAGTTCTGTGCACGACTTATCCGCGACAAAAGCGTAGAACATTGTAAATAGAGTTAATGTGGGTAACAAAACCTTCTGCCTCTGTGGAAAGAAAGCCAAACCCAAAATGAGTAGACACAATATATAAATGTACAGAAATTGTGTGTATTCAACCACAGCTCTTGTGTAACGATCAAATCCCGGAGAACCTGGGTATGACACGAAGATGGCATCTGATTCCTGTTTTTTGTCGAGGGGTCCAAAGTTTTTGAAAATCTTCTCCTCTTCGTCAACTGTTATGAAATTGTATTTTTTACACAAAGCATTGAGATTTATTTGATCGTCTAAGCATTTCATATCAGCTTCATCTTGTAACATAGCAGTTAGTTCCTTTACATAACCCATGTACATACCGGCGTTAGCCATACTCTTCTCGGTACATTGTCCAAAAATCAACGATCGACCAATATCTGAGAAATTCTCTGGATCTTTTGACATGAGAACTCTACAGTTGCACTCTTTGAAAAGTTCCATGACATTTTCAGGACTTTTGTTTATTTTTGTGTCAAAACCATCTACAAACACAATGATATCATCATCATTTTTTGTTTTCATGTACTCGAAAAGTCCCTTGGATTTATCGGAGTAACCATTCCATTTTCTACCCCAACCCAAAACTTTGACTGGTACATCAAATTGGTTATTGACAAGTTCTTCAAACATACCCTGAGACTTGTTGGCGTATGTGACAACCTCAAATGTCATTCTATACATTATAGAAAGATCTTTCTGTATGACGAAGATGATTGAATTATTTATTATAGAAACACCTTTCTTCACCCACAAGTTTACAAAGTATATTACTTTCTCTACTTTGTAAATAAGGTGTCATATGATGATTTATTACATATGAAAATGTCAAAGACAACTTTCTATATAATGTATCAAGTGTGGGATTCATTTTATCACAATTACCACGCTTTAGTTTATTGATACCTCCAAGGTGTTTTAGTTTCTCATGATCATCTCTGTGAGCAATCTTATACTGCACAGCTCTTCTCGGTTTCTTGTCTAAATTTAAAGATCCTGCATGTACTAAATCACAATTAAATAAGACAGATTTTGCGTTTACTATTACTGGTCGTGAAAACAGTAGTGGGGCAGTCTTATGACTTCCCGGGCATACAGATAACGCGGGTCCGTTGTATTCATATGTTATGAATGTGTACACTGGATATTTTGTTTTAAAAATATACTGACTTGAAGTGACATCTCTATGAAATGTTGAGAGAGTACATCCCTCTATTGTATATTTGTAGTCTAAAAACTCATATCCTTTTGGTAATTGTTCAAGAACTTCTTGTTTTGTGGGATGTTCCACTAACATGAAACCATCTTCTTTGAGAGTTGGTACATAATTTGTTGAAATAGATGTTTCAAATGTAAATAAAACCAATGTGATGACAATTAATATAATTAAAAGTAAGTGTATCATCTATTATAAATGAACATTGGAATTTTAACAGCTGGTGGAGTATGTCCTGGTGTCAACACTCTCATTCGCTCAATCACTCTCCGCGAGAGAAATCAAGGTAATAAAGTCCACGGTTTCTGTGATGGATTTAGAGGTCTCAATCAAAATACCAAGGAGTACTTTGATCAAGAACACATTGATGATGGACCAGGTTCACTGTTAAAAACATCATACGACTATGTTGACATTGACCGTGCCGTAAAGAACCTTGGTGATTACGACCGTCTCTATTGTATT